CACGTAGCCCAGGTCGCGCATCTGCTCGGCTGTGTAGTTCCAGCCGGCACGCTTGCGCCCCCGACGCTCGCCCGTCTCGGCGTGCTGCCACGTGTCAGTGCCCGGCACCTCACCGACGCACCGCCAGTTCGTGGCGCGGTAGATCGCGCCCGTGTGGCCCTCGCGGGTGTCGGCGTACGTCAGCAGCGTCGGCCACCTCGAGCGGTCGAGCATGCGCATCGACGCGCCGAGCAGATAGCTCGCCCCGTTGCGCGGTACCTCGTCGTCGATGCAGAGCCTCGACAGGCTGAGCACGCCGCGCCAGTCGTCGCCGGCGACCGACGCTGCAGCGACCTTCGTCGGGGGCAGCCACAGTGCGACGCCGCGCAGCTTCTCGCTGTCGCGCTCGTACAGCGCATGCCGGGCGACCGATGTGTTCGGGGCGCCGAGCGCGTAGTGCGTGCGGGTGATGAACTCGACGGCGTCGACCTGCGAGCAGGCTGCGACGCGCCAGTCAGCACGCCGCAGCCTGTCGCACGAGGTCACAGCTCGTCGATCCACGTGCTGTCGCGCGACGCCCACGACCTCGCCTGCTGGGAGCTCGACGAGCCCTCGATCTTCGAGTAGTCAGGCTCGGGCATCCGGCGCCAGTGCGGGCAGCCGCCGCAGTAGCAGGTGCCGGGCGGCGGCATGCAGTAGCGGCCGGTGCCCGTGGGGTTGGGCTGCCCGTTCGACATGAGCAGCCGGCCGGCAGCGTCGCGTCGAGCGACGACGGGCGCACGCACGTACGCCGCCTGCTGCTTCTTCTTCGTCACGTGAGCAGCCGAGCTCAGGCGTCGCGCTCGGTCGACTCGTAGCCGCAGGGGCCACCGCCGAGCGAGCTGCAGGCGAAGACACCGCGAGCGGGGTCGAACGATCGCTCGGGCTTACCGCACGCCGGGCAGTCGGCGTCGATGACGATGCGAACGACGGGCTGCTCGACGAGGACGGGCGAGCCGCCGGCGATCGCAGCGTCGACAGCCTTGCGCAGGGCGACGAGAGGGGCGGACGCGACAGCGGGGGCGACGAAGGGATGCCCGAGCGGGGCGTGACGAGGGCTGCCCTTGCGGCTGCCGCACTGCGCGCAGTTGCGCTCGTCGACGGGCTGCTCGATCGGCACACCGTCGACGCTGACACCGGTGTCGGCTTCGAGGGCGGCGGCGAACTCGACTGCGGTCTGCTCGTCAGCGGCGCGCTGCAGGCGCTCGACCTCAGCGGCGTCGAAGGCTGCGCGCTCGTCGATCGTCTCGACGACGGGCGTGACAGCGCTGCGGCGACGGCGGGCGCCGGCGATGCACCTCGAGCACGAGACAGGGCTGCCGTCGGTGACGAGGGTGATCGTCGGCAGGAACATCGAGCGCGAGCCGACGCGACGGCGTGCGCCGCAGATGGTGTCGACCCCGATGCCGGGACCCCGCTGCCCGCTGAGCCCTTCGGCGGTGAACTCGCCGGCGAGGGCGTGGACGGCGGTGCCGCCCCCGATGTAGGCGGGCGTCGTCTTCGGTGCGGTCATGTCGTGCTCCTTCGGCGTGGGTATGTTGCCCCCCGATTATGCACGTACTTAATCGTCGCGTCTACGGCTGACACGCCGGCGCCGCCACTCGTCCCGAACCCACGTACCCAGCAGCCCGAAGATCACGATGCCAGCGATCCAGTCTGCCCACGACCTCACGTGCCGCGCGCTGCCCGCACCGAGGCGACGATCGCTGTCTGCGGCCCGTAGTAGCGGCCCTTCGGTGACAGCCAGCGCCCGTCGTCGAGCTCGACCCATTCCTCGGGCGGGTGCGTCTTCGGGTGCTTCGAGCGCCGGCGCGTGGCGACCTCGTCGACGGGCTGCTCGACGAGCTCGGGCTCTGCAGGGTGCAGCCGCCCCCGCGCGTACGCCTCGGGCGGGATGACTTCCTCAGTCTCGGCGAGGTCGTAGAGCACGCCGCGCAGTCGCGCGTAGGCGGCGATCGCGCACTCGGCGAACGCCTGCTCGATGCCCCGGGCGAGCTCTGCGGGTGTGAGCGCGGCATACGACCACCCAGGGGTCATCGGCGTGCGCAGCACGACCCTGCCGTCGACGCCTCTGCTGACGAGCACGTGCAGCTCGACGGGCTCGTGAGGGTTGCGCGGTTGCACGCGATCGCGCTCCTAACGCTAAGCGAGGGGGCCACTCGGCAGGGTAGTGCCCGCTGCGGTGCTGACCTGCCCCCGCCTCGCCGACTGCAGGTGAGTGACGAGCCATACGCCGGCGTCGAGCCGCCCGGGCGACTGCTGCCCTTCCTGCCACTGCGTGAGCTCAGCCTCGTACTCGGGCAGCACGCCCACGTGCGACACCTTGTTCGTCTCGTAGGCGACAGCGACCGGCGTCGCCCTGATGCGCTTGCCCTGCGAGGCGTGCACCGGGATCAGCCGCGCCGGCATCGAGTCGAGCACACCGCTCAGCGTGCCCGCATCGAACCGGTCGAGCACCTCGGCAAGCTGCTGCCGGTCCTCGATCGACGGCTGCACCTGGTCGAGCGGTAGCCGCTGCTCTGCCGCCGCCCAGTTGCGGGCGGCGGTGGTGAGCAGGGCGTCGCGGTCGTACTCGGCTGTCTGCCGGCCGGTGAACGGGTCGACGAACTCGTCGCGGGCTGTCTCGATGGTGCGCACCTGCCGCACGATGCGGGCCCAGGCGTCGACGAGCGCTGTGCGCATCGTGGGGCCGGCGAGGTTCGCTTCCCAGACGAGGTCATCTGCTGCCGTGTCGAGGACGAGCAGCCATGCGCGCCGCGCCCAGCCGGCCGAGCTCATCTGCCCTGAGCGGTCGTGGGTGACGTAGACGCGCGAGTCACGCCCCCGGTAGCCGCCGATGATGCCCGCCTCGTCCTGCCCGCCCGCTGAGGTGTCGACGGCGACAGCAGTGCGGGCGCGGGGCGTCTCGAAGTCGGCGGGCCTGCGGTTGCGGGCGATGTGCTCGTAGGCGAAGACGGCGCCCTCAGGCGGGGTCGGGTGCTGCTGATACAGGCTGCCCCAGACCATCTCGCCGACCTCGCCACGACGGGCGACCCAGTCTTCGGGTGTGCGGCCGCGCGAGCTCACCAGATACTCGCCGGGCCTGCGGCCGAGCGCGTCGGGCAGCCACATCTTGTCGTCAGGGCGGGGGCGTTCAGCCTGCGCCGGCACTGAGACGAAGCGCCAGCGACGCTGATGCTCGGGCAGCGCGTTCTCGTTGCGGATGATGTAGCCGGCGAGGTCGTCGGGATGCCAGCGGGTCTGCACGAGGATGACGAGCGCAGCCGACGGCAGTCGCGGTATGGCGACGTTGCGGTACCACTCCTCGACCATCTTGCGGTGCTCGGGCGAGTCAGCCTGCTCGCGGTTCTTGTAGGGGTCGTCGATGATGAGCACGTCGACGGGCTTCGAGGTCAGCCCGCCCTTCATGCCGACGGCGACGACTGAGCCGCTGTGCCCGGCTATGTCGAAGCGCGATTTACTCGTCGAGTCGCCGCGCAGGGTGATGCCGAGCAGGTCGTCAGCGAGCGACCGGGGGCGCAGCGGTGTGCCGCTGCCGTGCTCGACGATCCAGTTACGGATGGGCCCAGAGAACGACGCTGCGACCTCAGACTCGAAAGATGCGATCGCTATGCGCAGCTCAGGGTTGCGCAGCAGCAGCCACAACGGGAAGGCGATGGTGACGCGCCGGCTCTTGCCCTCCTGGGGGGGCATGAACACGCCGAGCCGGGCGCCCTCGCCCCGCTCCATGCGGATTGTCGCGTGCACGAGCTCGCGGTCGACGCAGGCGAGCGCCGGCGTCTCGACGGTGGTCAGCGGGTCGATCTTGTGCGCGAGGGTGCCGGGCGTCTTGTAGCGGCTGCGACGCTTCCTGCGTGCGAGCTCGCGGGCGACGCGCTCGGCGACAGCTACCCGCTCGTGCGCGGGCAGGTCGCGGGTGACAGCGTCGAGCGTGGCCTGCAGTTCGTCACGTGACAGTGCGGTCGTCATCGGCGCCCCCACTGCTCGACCCAGTCGAGGGCGTGCTGCAGCGGCCACGTCAGGGCGAGCACGATGACACGCAGCGACCCTCGTACGTCTTCGAGCTCCTCGAGCAGCGTGCTCACCACGACACCTCGACGGCCTTGACCTTCTGCCCGAGCGTCAGCAGCACCTTCGCGCGGGTCTGCTCGGGGTCGCCGCCGCCCTGCTTCACCTGACCCTGCGCCCGCTCGATCATCGCAGCGAGGTCGGCGAGGGTGCCCGGCTCGTGATCGCCGCTGTGCGGTGTCACCGTCAACTTCACTGCTGCAGCTCCTTCGGTTGATCGCTCACTGAATCCTGCCGAACGTCGGGCGCTGCGCCCGGGGGTCGCGGACGGCGCGCACCTTGTCGCGTCGAGGGTCGTCGCGGGGCAGCGTGTAGACGCTCTCGGGCGGGTAGGTGTGCTGCTCGTACCAGCAGGCGAGGCAGCGGCCGGGCGCGCTCATGAACAGGCCGCAGCCGCCCTCGCAGCCGTACTGCGCTGTCGGGGTCTGCTGTCGCGGCCCGAGGTCGTCAAGCACCGGTCGCCGCCTTCACGTGCTCCTCGTGCTCGTGCAGCACCCGGGCTGCAGCGCGCGGCCCTGACGCCCAGCCGTCCCACTGGCCGCACTCGCAGATGTACTCGACGCCGAACATGGTGTCGCGGGTGCCTAGCATGTGGCCGGCCGGCCCGACGACGACGGGCGTGACGACGAGCTCACCTTCGAGCGGTTCATCCAAGAGGGTCACCTGCGCTGTCTGTTCGGCGGATAGCGAGCACCCGCCCGAAGGCGGTGGGGTGCGGGTTGCGGAGCATCGGCACCGGGGGCACCCAGGCGTACTGCCCGCAGGGGCAGTGTCGGGTGGTGCGGGCGCCCGGGCGCGGGTCGATGTGCCGGGTGCTGCTGCAGACCATGACGGGCCACGTCATCACGTGGGCTCGCTCTCGTCGTCGCCGTCGCGGGCCTGCCGCAGGTGGCACCACGGGCGCACGCAGCCCATGCGGCAGGGGCCCTGCAGCACCGGGCACTCGGGGGCGTCTGAGGGGGCGAGCACATCGGGGTAGCGCTGCCGCAGCGCTGCCGCCCGCTGTTCGGGTGTCACTGCTCAGCGGGCTCGGGTGGCTCGTGCGGGTCGACGGCCAGCACCTCGAGCGGCGTCGTTTCGGTGTAGCCCTCTGGGATGACGACGACAGCCTCGGGGCGCAGCGGGTAGAACGCCGACGCCGGCAGCCGCACAGTGATCTTGACGAGGACGGCGCCGCCCAGCGGTTCGCGTGGGCGTGACTGCGTCATGCGCACAGCCTTCGCGCCCCTCAGCGGTCGCTCACCGTCGTCGCGGTCGATGCCGAACGCGCTGCCCCATTCGGGCTCGACCTGCAGGTAGAGCGTCGCGTCGACGGGCTTGCTGCTGCGAGTCATGGGACCGGTTCACCGTTCTCTGCTCGGATAGCGAGGCCTTCGAGCCACTGCTCTACGTCGACGACGCAGATGATGCGCACCGTGTCGCCGCCGGCGACGGTCAGCTCAGCGGCGTCGAGCTCGTGCCGCGCACGCTTGGCTGCGGCTCGAAGGGTGCCGCCGGTGCGGCGCCGGCGCACGACCTCGTCAACGTCGGCGGCAGGGCTGCCCTGCGGGTAGTCGGGGCCTGCGGGGTGGGATGAGGTGTCAGTCATGGGCGCATCATCGCCGCCCGTCGTGCCAGCGGGGCGCGTGGGCGTGCTGGGCGCGCCGCTGGGCCGGGCCTGTGTTGCGGTGCTGCCTCAGCCACAGTGCGCGCGCCCTGGGGTCGCTGGGCGGCTGCTCGGGTGAGACGCCCGCCTCGACGAGTTGCTGCTGCAGCCCTTGGAACTTGGGCAGAGCCTCGCTGATCGCCCGACCGAACTCGGTGAAGATGCGCCCGAGCTCGACGGCGACAGGCCGGAACACATCGACGATGCCGGTGATCGTTCGGTCGAGCGCTTCGGGGTCGTGCATCGCCTGCAGCAGCAGCACCTCACGCAGGGCGGCGGGCTCGCGCCGGCCCGCTTCGCGCGCTGCCTGTCGAACGCTGGCGATCGCATCAGCGCTCAGCCCGTTGCCCTGCAGGCGGGCGCGCACACCCTCGTACTCGGCGGCTACAGCGGCAGCGAGCGGGGCAGTGATGACGAGGTCGCCGCGCAGCGACGGCGGGATCATGCGGCCGCGCACGAGCGGGTCGCGCCAGGCAACGTCGTCGACGTGCAGCGGGATCGCGCCGCCCCTGAACCCTGGCCGGCTGCCCGGGCGCTCGTAGTGCTGCGGTGGCTGCGGCACGATGCGACCGTCGAAGGGCAGATCGCCGGCGTCGGTGACCTGCTCGGGCTCGGGTGACCACCTCATCGCGTCGGGCATGTCGGTGTCGGCGAGCGCCCCGTCGATGCTGTCGAGCACGTGCCTGAGCTCGTCGTCGCGGGTCACAGCGGCACCGTCCTCACTGCGACGACAGCGGGCGTCACGCGGGCGAAGGCCACCGGGTACCGGAAGCCTGAGACGAGAAGCTGCCCGTGCTCGACGTGCGCTGTGAGGTCACGCCCGGGGTCAGCGGGGTCGATGCGGAACCTGATGCGGGTGCCCTCGGGCAGCGGCTCATCGGCGACGACGCCGAGCCCGTCGACGAATACGTCGCTGCTCATCGCGTCTCACGCCAGACGACGGCAGTCGTGACGCCGCGCCCCTTCGCGTCATCGGGCAGCGGCTTCCACAGCCAGACGTAGCC